TGGGCAAAGACGCGCTATATCGACAATCCGCTACCTTCCAATATCTTCTATATCCAGGTCTCAACGCTTGATAACAGGGCATTCTTAGACAAGTACAACCCGCAGTTTATCCCTAACCTGATAGCCAACTACAGTGAGTCTCAGCTCGCTTCAAAGATGTTCGGGGAATGGGGTTCTCATGAACTTATGGTCTTTTCGACGTTTAAAGACTCTGAGCATGTGGTGGACGCATTCGTGCCTGAGATGGGCATGAGAGACGCTATTGGTGGGGATTACGGATTCAGAAACCCAGCGGCATTTGTGTGGGGGTTGAAAGATTTTGACGGCAACGTCATTATTTATGATGAATGGTACGAAAAAGAACAATCAGTTCAACAGATAGCGACCGCAAGCAAGCGTCACGGCAAAAAGCTCGTGGTATACGACTTCTCGACGAAGCGACCGGACCGTGATGGGAAATCCGTCTGGCAAGACCTAGAAGCTGAGGGAGTGCCGCTACTCGAATCAAACAAGGACGAAACTCGAAACATCGCTCACGTTAATTGGTTATTTAAGACTGGGAGGCTGTTTATCACGCGGAACTGCGTCGAATTGATTCGGGAGATACGGAACTACCACTGGAAGAAAATGAGGCTGGGGGACGAGAAGAACCTCGATGAGAAGCCACAAGACAAGGACAATCACGCGATAGACGCCATGCTCTACCTGATTTGTTTTTTAGAGGACCTGACAAGCAGTGATCCGAAGCTAGACACATCAGGTAAGCGATTAGAGAAAATGTTGGTCATGCCGAATAAGCAAGAATGGGAGAATCAAGGATGAGTTTTAGCCCTCAAGACGAGATCAGAATTAAGACGATGGTACGGGCTTCGGTAGAGTCCCTGCTAGGGGAATTGAAGTCAGAGAAGGAATCGGCTGAGAAGAAAATTAATGACTTCCAGGCTACGTTTTTAGAGAACATCAAGGAACATGTGGAGTCGATTGGTGGCATTGCTGCCGCCAAGATTATGAGGGCTGAGTTTGGGGAGCTTGTGACCAACATTGAAAGAAAGGTGGAAACCAGTAAAGAATTATTTGAGCAAATAAACAAAAAGACGTCTCCGGTTACGATACTCAATGAGTTGACACGGGTACACCAGCGTATGGTCCAGATTGAGAATCGCATTTCCAAGATGGCGAGTGACTTTGATTTTCATTTTACGTCGAAGTTTATTGACCACATCACTGACGAGGAGCTTATGCAGCTTTATATCCAGAGTGGGCTTTTGCTTAAACACATTCAGGAAGAGTTTAAGGTGGAGGCGACAACCGCTCACAGTTACGCCCATGGCCGGATTAAGGACATTCACATTCGGGATAAGCTGAAGAAGTTTTATGTCACGGCGATCAGGTCAAGGGTAGCAATCTAATGGCACCTCATCAGCATTTGGTATTTTTTAAATGCCCCAGTTGTGGGGCGACTACCGAGGAACTTTTTACCGCTGGCGGGGATTATAAGCTTGTCTGCTATAACTGCCCGACACTCATGGAATGGTATCGACTTCGGGTGTACCGGGAAAATGTTACGGCGTCTGGACGATCATTTAATTTTATTCCGCCCATGCACGAATATTTTGAGCCGGGATTACCTGGTGGCGGGAAGGTGGTACATTCTCGAAAGGAACTTGAAAACTACGCCCGTGAGAATGGGAAAATCTGGGCGTCTGAAAAAGAGATTTCACAGGAGGCGGATCATCATAGGGCTCGACTTGAAAAAGAGAGTGACGAGCGCCTCCGTATTAATGTCCGCAATTCAGTAGGTGCATATCTTGCACATACTGGTCAGGGTCGTTGGTGAAAAAAACAGAAATGACAATGGGGGCTTGCGATCACTTAAATAGCCCCAATGTTAGGTATGCCAACCGGTCAATCGGATCAGCCAGATTCAAAGAATCAACAAAAGACCGATGATAAGGCCCTCGTTGAGCATTGCCGTAAACTTTACTCGATTGCTACTGAGAAGCAACCCAAGGACCGATTAAAAACCTGCGCCCAGTATTATCTTGGTAGGTACAAAAACGGGGATAGCCAGGGCAATGGCGTCCAGGGTTCCGCCAGCACAAAAGACTCGTACAACATTATCAATCCGATTGTTGAGACCAAAACAAGCCTCACTCTTGATTCAGAGATAACCACATCCGTTAATGCCGTTATTGGGGCCATGGCGGATCTCAATGCCCTTACTCAGATCCAGGCGATTTCCGATGTCATGAACGATATTCTTGATCACATCAAACGGGTCAACAAATTCGAGCAGTTTGGACGCGAGTCGATCCGCAGCGTTGAGATGTTTGGCATCATGATTGGGCGTGTCTCCTGGGACCAAGATCAGCTACAGGGGATTGGTGAGGTCAAGATTGATTTGATCGACCCTAAAAATTTTTTCCCTGATCCCGCCGCCCGGACGATCGCCGAGTGTAACTATGTCATTTTAAAGAACCGTTACAGCGCAATCACCCTAAAACGCCGCTACCCCGACCGTATCGAAGATATCGATAAACTCATGAAGACTCAGGCCGAAAAAAGCGGGTCCGACATGATGGATCAGTCCAATAACGTCGTGACCTACAAAAACGATGTCTCCGCCGCCCAAGTCTATATTTCGAATAATCCCAACCTAGTGAGTATGTCCGAAAGTGTCGAGGTTCTAGAATGTTACCTCCGGGATGATTCCACGTTTATTCCCGGCCAAGGGGATAGCGGGGCGGAAATCGCTGAAAAAGAACGAATCGGATTTCGCTACCCTTATGGTCGGGTCATCATATTCGCCGGGGACAACCTCATTTTTGAAGACAAGCCTATTGAGATCCCAACAGGAATACCGATTGTTACCGCAAACCTTTATCCAACCGATGACATCTGGGGACAAGGCGACGTTGAGAAGCTGATCCCGGTTCAAGACCGGATCAATCGCGCCTACCGCCGCATTCAGCTTCTTGTTGGTGGGTACATTTCAACGATTTTAATCGACGAATTAGCTGGCATTACCAGCGAAAACGAGTTCGTGAATAAACTAATCACTATTGTAGAGACTGGCGTTTTGCCAGCCCGGCAACCGATCATTTTGACCAACAACACACTCTCCGAGATCCGCAACCTCACCGATTTGGTCGCACAGTTGAAAGCTGAAGCGAAAGAAATTGGCCGCGTTAACGACATGATGATTTCCGGCCAGTCTAAGGAAAATGTCAGCAGCGCCAAGATGGTTGATAGCCTCAATGAAAGCCCTATGACGTCCATCCGTGAGATTCAGGCGGTCTATTATCAATATCTGGTCGATATCTCGAACTACGCGATCATGGTGGCTCAACAGTTTTACAACATCCCCCGGATTATCCGAATGACTAACGGGAAAGACTTCCTATCATTCACGCCGCCCCAAGACGGCCAAGAGGGGAATATCCAGCAACTCCAGCTTCAAAAGGGCGAAGGTCCCGACCAGACGCTAAAAGTCGTAAAAGAAATAAAGGGGGATCTTTCCCTTACCGAATTCGAGTGCGAAGTCAGTACCGGGCGAAATCTCCCCCGCTCTCGCGGCGCAATCGCCGCCCTTACCATGGACCTTTATTAGTCCGGCGTCTTCGGGCCACCAACGTCCATGCTTTCCCGCGAAATATTGCTCGAGAATCTCGATTTCCCCAATATTCGAGGGATTTTAGACCGTATGGAAAAAGACCAGGAGGAAATGGGTCAGCTTCCACCGCCTACGCCACCGATCGAAAAGATCACCATGGCATATACGGACCTTCCGGTACCGGCGCAAGCAGAACTTCTGCAAAAAAACAGCCTTTTGCCGCCGGAATTAGACCCATCCGCGCCGCCATTACCGGTTCCACCACCGCAATAAATAAACGTCACTGAAAAATGCCGAAATGAAATCTATTTACAAGTAGATTAGCTTACCCTGCATGTATACAGCAGGAAATAAGTTCAGGATCAACACGGATCAGTCCGATTTTGCGGAAATCGTCGGAGTTTACCCCGGCGGACAGGGAAAAAAATTCACTGAATACAAGATCAGTTTTGCTGGAGCACTTTTTGTGATCCAAGAGGAATTTTTGGATCGAATTTTTGTGGAGCTGAAGGCAATAGACCCAATCGCATCGGTATTCCAGAAAATAGTGGAGGCTCCCGATGAGTTGGAAGAATCCGAAGAGCCCAAAGTCTCTTCGCCAGTGGTTGAGGATGTTTCGCAGGAACCAGGAGGAGAAATTAAACGTGGACGACCAAGGAAAAATTAAAATCAATTTTGGACAAGATCCCGGAATGGGCGCAGCCCCAGATATGGGCGGCGAGTCCGAAGGTGGCGAAGCCGACTACCTAAAAGGCAAGCTTTCCGAGATTAAGGCCATGCTTTCGAGTGGGGACGTTAATGGCGCGATGAAGTCGATCGATGAGTGCCTTGGCGCACCACAAGATGATGCTGGGCCAATGGGCGCGGAGTCTATGCCGATAAATGCCCCGAAAGGCGCACCCTCCGCCAAGATCAAGGTCAATTTCAAGTAAAGGAACCTCATGGAAAACGAATTCGAACAAGAATCAGCTACGGAAGACATGGATATCGATCAATCGGTCGAGCCCAATGCCGCTATAGAAACGGAATCTCAAACCTATGATCAAGATCCTCGATTTGAAACGGAATGGAACCGCGATCCCCATGCAATGTATCGATCGTTCCTTAATGTCGAGAAAAGCCT